GAAACAATTCAGTGATGAAATCAAATTTACTAGCGCATTCCTTCGGATCTACTTCAATTCCTTCTTTCTGTACACTGAGTCCCGTAATCTCTTGCAACCGCTCCATTCTAACATTCGTAACTTTAAGCCAGATGCGTGCCGCTTCTTTCGGCATGTGGATAGATGGTTTCCATTTTGTAATGTCTGCAATATCATCTCTCCGCCAATCCTCGTAGTAATAATATCCATTTGGAGCCTTTTTCCATGTCTCCCGGACATACAGGATATAATCTGCATGATATGGTGGATTCCATCTTCTATTCAATTCCTCATCTGTAATATCCTCAGGAAGACAAAAGTTATTCATATTCATCTCTCGCGCTGTTTTGCTCGGATATCCCCATGTACCATAATCACTGCCTGCGAGCCTGTAGCATAATTTGCCCTGCGGCTGTGGTTTTACAATTCTTCTTGTGCAACTCTTTCTACCTTCCAGAATCGCCTGAACCATTTCAGTGTTAAACAAAATCGGCTTAATTGCCATCTATTCCACCGCCTTTCACAATCTCGATTGCATTTTTGCTTATTATTAAGTTATGATTCATCATCGTTCCGTCACCCATGTTCACATCTGCAGTAAACTATTTACTTACATTGAGAGTATGATAGATTCAAGAAACTTCTATAGGCTTCTATATAAGTTTTTACCTAAGTGCAAAGAAAAAGAGAATCTGCTACAGACTCTCTTTATCATTCTTTGGTCGTCTCTATCTTTATTTATTTCTGTTTTAATACAAAACACTGTGAGTCACATCAAAATTATATTGTTCTTTATCAAATAATGGATTTTCAGCTCTTTCTTTGCTACAATACTTATTTTCAACAATATAATTAATTGCTTCTCCGCTTCGTTCATACCATTCAGTACCATATTTATCAATGAGGATTGTCTTTATCTGTTCTTGAGCAGTATAAAGATCTATATCATTTTTGATACACTCAAATGCCATATTCTCAATTAATCCAGCCGCTTCTAAATTTCCCATTAAATTTTCTTTCCCATTTAAAAGACTTGTTTGTCTAAAATATTCTGGTGAAAACATATACAAATTCCTTTCTTGACCTATTACAGTTACCAGCCAATTCAATATACCTGTCTTTCTCCATTATTTGAAAATGATTTTCCCC